TCATATCGCAAACCCATGTAGCCAGCCATCGTGGTTGTCCATTGCGTTTGCATACGCAAGAACATCATCACGATCTCCCAGTTTTCATCCCACACCTCAAAATCAGCCGACTCCTTCTTCGGCTGCTCAGGTAGGACGATGCCAAAAGCAGCAGCGTCCTCACCCGTTTTGTCTTCTACACGCTTGCCACCGCCCGTCCAGTAGACGGCGGCCTCCTTCAGTTTCCCTGGCGCGCGCCCTCGAAAGTCTCGGTGTAAGCCTTCAGCACACCACGAATCCAATACGGATCGTCCGACAACTCGCGCATCGCTTCGATCGAGAACGGCACTTCCTTGCCATCCTCATCCTGGATGCCTTCCCAACCAACCATGATCACCTTCAGCAGGTCAAGCTCGCCCTTCTCGCCAAGCTTCTGAAATTCTTTACGTCCAACACGCTTGAACTTGGCGTCAAAGGTCACCGTGTCAAAAGTGCCGCCATCACTGGGCTCTTCAATGCTGACCGGCCAAGAGAAGACCTTAACTTTTTTACGAACAAATGCCATGCGTAATGAACGCGATACTGCAACAGCATACACCCAGTAAAAAGGGGCCGCTAATGCGACCCCTGCCTTCACCACTCCCTGATCGTATCAGCTGTACACCAGGCTGAACTCATCGTTGCCTGCGGTTGAGGGAACGCAGGTATAGGGGATGTTCAGCATGTGGATGCCATCCTGATCGCTGTAGCTCACATCGCCGATATCAACCCGAGTGGAGGCGAAATCAACAATGTTGCCTGCGGTCTGACCATGCTGGAAGATCAGGTTGCCCAGAGTGCCATCGGACAGTGCAGCAGTGAAGTAGTTCTTGGTTGCCATCGTGACAGCTTCCAGAACCACGCTGCCGGTCGATGCACGATCAGTCAGCAGCACCTCTTTGGTGCAACCAACAAGCTCGCGATACACCAGGCTGTTGCCGACATCGAAGGAAACAGACTGCAAGCAGCCTGCATACGACAGCAGCTCGAACCCAGTGGTGTTGCCAGCCTTGAAGACAACAGGAGTTGCCTGATCGGCATAGGTGACGGAAGGCAGCGCAGTGTCAGTCGGCGTGTTGTAGATCCCGGTGAAAGTGAAATCAATGGTCGGGATCTGGCCAACTGCACCGTTGATGGTGAACGTACCGCGAGCACCAGTCACCTTGTGCAGTACACCATCAATGTTGTAGTAGATGGTGCAGCTACCGAAGCTTGCGCTAACAGGTGCGTAAGTGACGCTGGTAGCAGCAACGACGGTCTCGCTCATACCGCAGGCAAGCAAAGCCTTGCCATAACGAGGAGCAGTACCAGCAGTGCCGGAACCAGCAAGCTCAACGCTGAAAGTGCATTCAACGCGAGTATTGGCCAGAAGCTGCTCAGATGCGCCCAGATAAGGACGCACAAGATCGCGACTGACTACATCACTCTGCAGCGGAACGATGTTCAAATCCCGCACCAGCACTGCGTCGGCGCCGGTTGGAGTTGGATCCGTCCCGTACGTCCCCTCCGATTCGAGGAGGATCAGGCGTTTCCGAGTTAGAAGGGGCATTGGAAATTACCTCTGTTTGGTCAGGTGGCAGCGTCCGCGAAACCAAAGTGCGAACGCCTGTCTCGGGGTCAAGGATGTACGAGCCACCTTGCCCTTGAAACTCATCCATCACTGTAAATCCGGTGGCTTATCAGACTTTAAGACGACAAACTCGCAACACTCGTTCTGTATTGAACAATATAATCATTGAAAATTACGCCGGCTGATTGATCGGCGTCCACAATGGTGAACGAAACCTCATCTGGCTGCACGTCAATCGCGTAGCCGCCAAGCGTTAAATCAGCGACCATCTTGGCGTGCATGCTCTCGATCACAGGATCAGCAAGCTGATCTGGGACATCGCCTCTCACGATCACGCTCACCCTGACGCGCATCCGCCAGTCCAACGTTGGCAGACTTGTGTTCTGTGTTGGTGTGTCATTGATCGGCTCAACCACGATCGCAGGCGATTCCGCACGCTGTACTGCAGTTACCCTGCTGCGATAAACACGACCATTCACTCCCGCTGTTGTCGCAAGCGCGGTAGTGATCGCTGTCAAAATCTGCTCACGCTTGGTTGCCATTGAATCCTCTATGGGGAAGCTTGCCAAACGGCCCAGGATCCGAACCGCCGCTCACGATTGATTTCGCTCGATAATAAATGTAACAGTCCGTTTTGCCCGCTGCCTCCAAAGCGTGCATCACCTTGACCCAGTTTTTGAAGGTGTCGCGGTCCATAGCCCTACGCCTTCACCTCTATTGCACTTATTCTTCCGCGTTGGAACTGGATCGTGGTTGTGTCGTTGATGTTGGCTACATAGAGCGCGACTTCATCGCCATCAGCAAGCTCAACCATCCAGAAGCAAAAGAGCTTTGCAATCTGCCCCGTAGAGCCGCTGAAAGCGCGGCACTCGGACTGATCAATGCCAACGCCGTTCTTGGCCAGCTTGATGCCAAGCGTATGGTTATTGCCGGCATAGGCGTCCATACTCGCCTGCACCATGAACAACTTGGTGGCACCGCTGTCATTCTTCAATCCAAATGTATCGCTCGTGCCAAGCACCACCTGATAATCCGTTGCGCTATCAAAAGTCGCAGTCAAACCAGTGCTTTGATACGTTCCAGCTTGCGCAATTGCAATCGTGCCAGCAGTCGTCTTGCTTGCTTGACCTCGCGCCAGTACACCTTCGATGTAATACGACAAGCTGCTCCAAGCAGTCGTACCATCACCAATCTTGTAGCGACGAGTATCGGTCTCAATACCCATCTCGCCAGCAAGCAGCACCGGATTTGCTGCTGTCCAAGCTGCAGCAGTACCATTACGAAGCTTGAAGCGCGTAATCGTGTCGCTCATGGCACACCGCCGTCGAGTACGTTTCCGGCCACATACTCAGTCGCAGGGCCGCCTCCATCAAGAATAACCAAGCTGTCTGTATCGACACTATCGCCATCAAGCACCGCAGGCGAAACGTCAGCCAACACAGGCGTCGCACTGCGTTGCAGCATCAAATCACAAAACTTTCCATCATCAAGCAACTCAACAGATCGCACCGTATAGGGCAGGCCGTCTACGTTCACGCCAGTGCCGTATTGCAGATCGCCAAATTCACTCGCAAGACAGGTGACCTTATAGTCCGTGGTCAGCACCACTCCATCGGCCACCATCTCGCTTGGCATATCAAGAATCCCAAGCCCACTCGCTAGTCCAGATGAAATCGGTACGCCGAAATCAGCGAGAAACACACCCAGGTCTTCGGTGAATGTCATCAGTAATAGCAGGCCCGATGCCAGGGCAGAGCGGGAACATTTACACCATAGCTGTTACGCCCAAACCCTAGCCGGCCCCTTTGGCCACACTGCATACTTCAACCACTCATTCGGCACTTCACCGCGATAGTTGACGTGCCAACCTTCAATCACTTTAGGCGGGGTGATCTCATTGCCATCTTCATCCCATTCACCACCACGGGAGATAGTGCCGATTACATCAAGGGCGTGGTTGTGGCTGGCGGTGATGTAGCCGCCGTCTTCGTTGACCAGGCCAGCCGCCTCCAGGGCAGCGATGCCGGTTGCTTCGTCCGGGAAGCGAAAGAATGTCGGGGGCGGTGGCGTGAGGAGTTCTTCTTCCATGATTAGGGTTGCCGATTGTGATAAGCAAGCGGTGAAGTTGTCAGTGCTCGCTCCATTGACCAGCCAGTATCGAGGCGTTTGCCAAGAGTTTGGCGGTTAATGCCATATTGATCAGCCCACTCACCAAGCGTTTTGGTTTCGTTGTTATAGGTGATCACGCGGCATTTGCGAGTATTGCGGCTTTGCGTGGTGCGATCGGCCCACACGCAGTTGTCAGGCCCGTAGCCCTTGTCGTTGTCCTTGCGCTCAAGGCTCATTCCATCCGGCACTTCTCCCATATCCGCCAAGAACTGATCAAAGGCGTCCCAGCTTGAATCAATGGTGATGCCGCGCCCACCGTAGTTCTTGTAGGCAGGATTATTGGGGTTGAGGCAGCGTTGACGAATTGAGAGCCATGCCTTGTAGGTGCGGCTGGCGTGAAGCCCGTGGCGCTTGTTGGCTGGGCCTTTTTCTTTGCGGTAGCACCCGCAGGACTGCGTGAGCCCACGCTTCAGACTGGAAAGTGCAATCTCTTTCTCAACGCCGCAGTCACAGCGGCACAGCATATAGGGCTTGCCATTGCGACGCTCAGCCGGGGCAATGATCTCCAATCTGCCGAAGCGAGTTGCGGACATGAACGATGGGCGAAGCAGAGTAATCATAGCGAAGTTACCCCGTCGTCAGCCGCAACGTCTCGTCGGGCAGAGATGTGCTCCAGCCTGTCAAGCGAGCGATGGTTCCGTTGAAATAGTCACCCGCTTGATTGCTGCCGATGCGCAGTCGATCAACCGTTGGCAAAGTGCCGCCCGTGTCTGCTTGCGGCGTCTCGCCGTTGACTGCCGCGGCATAGTTGTCAGTCGCAAAACGGGCCACAAGCTTTGCTGAAGTGCCGACAGTGATGGTGCCTGCATCCAGATCGGCCACAGCGCTGCCGCCGTCTGTGACTAGCAGTTTCGGATCAGTGCCGCTGGTCAGCAATTCAATGCGCTCATTGGCGGTATTGTCATCAAGCGAAGCAATGGGCCGAGTGCCAGATGCAGGACTGCGGAACTGAGCGTAGAGCGTGCGAATATCTGCGCCTGTGGTGGTGTCTGTGGCCACGTCAGCAGCGCGGGTGACGGCAGCAGTGGTGGTGGGGATGTAGCTGGTGGAAAAGGAACCGGCTTCTAACTGGGCGCCCCAGAGGTAAACACTTCCAGCAGCACTATCAGATGCAATAGCTGGCAATCTTGTTGCTGAAGATGCAACTTGCGTAACTTCATAGC